CCGCTCTGGTCGCCAAACTTGGCGTGTGCACCGTTAAGCGCCACGTAATCCAGTCCAGCAGATCCAGACAGGTCGTTGGCTGCGTCTGCGTTGTTGCTGATAGCGGCAACCAAGGCAGCGATGGCCGTGTTGAGCTGGTCAGCCATGAGCGCTTCAGCAAAGTTGCGGGAAGCAACCTCAATGCCCTCAGCTGTAGGTTTGCGCAACCATGTGAGCTGTGCAGGCTCAAACAGGATTGGGCCAAAGCCGCCGGCAACCTTGACGCTGTTGTGCTTAAGCTGGGTCAGGTCGGTGGGCGCCTGAGTGGCGTTGGCTGCGTATCGGTTTACACGACGCTGTGCGCTGTGAATGGCCGCGAAGAAGGACTCCTGAAGGAAATCGCCTTCAAATCCTTCGGTGGTCAGCCGGATGGTGTTACGGGAAGCCGCGTTGAACTTGTTGACCATCTGGCCAAGGGATTCAATCGTTGCCGGCATGATGTACTTGTTAAACACTTCCATATCGGAAAGGGACATAATTTATTACCTTTGAAGTTCGGGATATTTGGATGCGATAGCTGCTTTGCGCTCTTCACGCGTGCCGCCGAAATTGCCTTGTGAAGCGGCACCGCCGCCATTACTCCCAGGAGCCCCGCCCCCGGATGCTTTGCTCCCATCAACTAAGAACGGGAATTGCTCAGATAGATAACTGCCAAGCTGCTTTGCGTCCCACGCATCGCCCTCCGGCCCGTTAATCTTCGCCCCTTCGGGCGTGTGCTCGATGTACTGCAACGCTTCTTTTCGCAGTAGGTTGTAACGCTGGACACCCCCGGACGCCTCTTTGTCGATCAGGCCCGCCACAATGCCTTCGGCTGCGGTTGCCCGCTCACCATTGGCCAGCTTGTCGCGCAACTCGGAAAGCTCTTTCTGCGTGCCTGTGAGCTTCTCCTGCTCTTGCTTGTACAGGGTTTCGTACTCCTGCTTTTCCTCAAGACGCTGGCGCTCGGCTGCGGATTGGCCTTCTTCAAGCTCTTTGAGCCGCTTCTTGGCCGCTGCCCGCTCTTCTCGCTCTTTGCGCAAGGCTTCCTTTAGCTCCTTGCCATCGTCGATACCTTCAACGTCTAGCTGGTAGCCGTCTTCGGTTTCCCGGTAAAAGCCCTGTTGACCTTCTTCAAGCTCAGAAAATGCGTCTTTGTCCAGTTGGTATTTAAGTGCCATCGTTACGAACCCCGTTCGTTGGTTGCGCCTACCCCGTAGGCATTAAAAAACTTCTATGTCGTATCGCTGTGCTAACTGCTCCAGCGTGAGCACCCGGCCCCCGCTGTCTGTGAATTTGTCTATGGATAGCTTACCGCTGCGGAACAATTCGGCCCGCCTTGCGCCGAGTACGTCGGCCTGGAACTCTTTGCTTTGGCCTTTCAGCCACCCGCCATAAGTTGTTTGGTTGCTTACCGGGCCGTCAGCACTGGCACGTTCGCCCATTGTGTCCTTGCGGTATTCAGGCTTAACAACGGGAATGTGGATTGAGCGACAGTTATAGTGCAACGGCGGCATTGGCCCTTTGCCCACGGCGAATTCTTGCCGGTCATAGCCTGCACAGGTCAGCGTCGTATGCGAATCGAGCGTAGATAAAAACCGCTCCCCCTCAAGAATATCATCATTCGCCGCATACACTTCTTTCCGCGCCTGCGTGCCGATGTGGTTGATTGCCGTTCGGGTTGTCGCAGTGGCCTGCGCTCGGGTGCGGGTTAATGCGCCTTCACCCACTTGCCGGGCAATCTGCTCGGTGGTTTTGCCCTCCACCACGCCAGCCTGCATGATGCGCATGGTTTGTTTTGCGGTGGCCTCGTCAAACTCTGCGAACAGGTCGGGAATGCTCATGCTCTTTTTGAGGCTGCCGGATAGCAGTCGGGCCTTCGACTTTGTGACGATATTGGCCGCCATGTCTGCCGATAGTCCGCTGGCAAGGTCTGCACTGACATAGCCGCTCAGAACGCGAGTGGTGTAAGCCAGCTCCTGTCCTGCGAAGTCCTCAAGATCAAGGGCAAGCTGATACTCGTTAATCCGCTGCCCGATTACCTGCCGAATCTCGGTTTCCAGTCTTGCCATGCGGGTTAGCTGAAACTCTGTCCCGCCTGCCATGATGCGTTGTCGCAAGTCTTTGGCTAGCGCTTTGAGCACAGGGAGCGCCCTCTTGGCCTGGCCCTCTGCGAAGCGATTTATGTTGACCTGGTGCCGGGTGATGGCGTCAACAATCTGGGTCATTGCAGCGTCAACCCGGTTATTTCAGCTTCGGCATCAATATCTTCGTCGGTGCGGTCGTCAGAAATGCCGCCAGTTCTACGCCGCCAGTCCCTGAAGTCACGCTTGGCAATGAGCCCTCGGTCAAGCTCTGCAATTCTAGCCATGATCTCTTGCGGGTCAGCGGTCTGGTCGTAAAACTGCTGGTTAATCTTGAATGTAATGCCTTCGCTTACGTCCCGGCTGGACATAAACAGGGACGCCCACTCAAGGCAGTTTTCAAGGCCGTCAGATACGTTGCTTGCCACGGTCGATAGGTTGGCCGTGTCTGATCCGCTTCGAGCCTTCACGGCTTCAGCAGTCTCGTTGCCGGCCTTTTGCTCGATAAGTCGCGCACCAATGGCGAGCATTTGCTGTTCTTTGTGTTCCATCAGCTTCAGGGACAGGTTGCGCTCTTCGGCCTGCACCATTTCAACGCGCCCGCCCTGCGTCTGAATGCCGCGTCGGCTGCCAACGGTGATACCGTTCGGGTTGAGCGTGTTCCAGTCTTCGGTTGAGCTTTCGCCAATATCCACATGAATCATTGGCTGGCTTACAACGAACGCCGATTCTTCAACATCTGCGCTGTTTCTGTAGTGGCCCAAATTCACATCAGCCAGATCCAGCAGCAGCGGATTATCCGGCACCTCGTCGTTATTCACCACGCCGATAAACTGGAACGGGATAACCTTCCAGCGCTGCCCGCTTGCCGTTCTGGGCTCGTAGCGCTCAACCTCCGCGCCTTCACGGAACAGGCGCTGCAAATACCCGCCCTCGCCCAATGAAAGTACTCGGAACTGCTCTTTGCTCTCGCTGCTGAACTCGTCAATCGGCTTTTCGTAGGTTTCGCGCAACACCACCAGAGATAAGTTATCGCCTGAGCGCTTCCAGTTGATGATGCTTTGGCTGCCGTACATCTTCAGCGTTGCCCGTAAGCCCATGCGCTGCTCAACGGTCACGCCTTCGCCTTGCGGGTATTCAACCAGGATGCCATGGCGGCCATTGATTGCGGTCTGGCTGGCTACGTTGCGGCTGAACTGCGAAAGGCTTTGGCCGGTGCCGTCCGCGTCATCTAGCAGATATTCAATCTCAGCGGGCAGCTCAGCGTCAGGATCCTTGCGGAACATTGCTCCCTGCATCCAATCATGCGTGCGCTTGGTGACGCCTAGCCACTGAGCGCCGTCCTTGTACTCTTCAAAGCGCTTAGGGTCGGCAGGGTCAGGGTTGCGCAGGTAAGTATCGCCCTTGGCCTTAATCGCGTCTGTGCCGCCCACAGCGTCGCGTACACGCTGCGCTTTATTTTCGTGCGCCTGGTAATCTGCGTGCAGGGTGTTTACGGGCATTCAATGAATCCTCACATGAAACGGATTGCGCCAACACTGGCGACTGGTTTCTTCACGGGCATTTCAAAGGCTATCGGGTAGCCGGTGGCATCGTTCTGGTGATCGAAGCCGCCTTGCTTGTCAGGCTCGCCATTCTTGTCGTATGCCTGCTGTTCTAAACAAGCGGTCACGTCAGGGCAGGCGCGATCGTTGACCCACAGCTCGCCGCGCTCGAATCCG